GTAAGTGGATTGATAGCGCCCATACATCGGCTTTTAATTTTTCTACTTCAATTTGACCGCACTTTTCCGCACGTTTTGCCGCCATAATTTTGCGGATTTGTTTCTGTTTTCTTTTGTTCATTGTGTTTTCTCCTATTGAATACGTTGGCTTTTATGAAAATCTTTGAGCTTTTGAAGGTTTCTCGGCACAGGGGAAAGCGACGTCATCATGTTTTGATTCCGTTTCACTAACTGCACATCGTTTTCGGTGAGTGTTAAGGCTGTATATTTATCTATGGTTAGCCGTTTGTACTTGAATAAATAGTCTAATTTTTGTGCGCTAAGTGGTGCGCAGATCGATTGTGTCAGTAATTTGATCTTTTGCTCAATAATTGAGCGGTTACAGTTACTGACACAAGTCCAAGGCGCACTGCGTGCGCTATTGTTAGCGGTTGAGCTACGCTCAACCATAGATTCTGTGCGTTGTGCAAAATCTTGTGGGCGTTTTTTAATTTGCCATTTTTTGGTGCGTGAGATGACTTGTTTAAGACTAAATCGGTTAGCCAGCCCAATAATGGCTTTACGCTGTTCACCATATTTATTCGCTGGCTTGGTTTCATAATCTAGCTTGATTGGTTGATCAGTACGTTTAGCCAGTGCCCCGCCTTGAATATCCATGTAGGCGGCATAATCATTTGCTATACCTGCTGCTGCTTGAGCTTTATCGATAATTTCATCATCTGCTTGACCACTGATTAATCGGCGCAATTCGCGCCAAACAGAAATTGATGCGCCACCGTAGAATTGGAACTGACGAATACCCCAACGGCTCGCCCATGCACGAACGCGCAATGCGTTATCGTGTAGGCTTAGTGTTGTGTCTTCGTCTGACACTTCGCCTGCAAGGGCGAAACCATCAATATTTTTCGCAATATATTTGGCAATGTAAGCCGTTGCGCTGCCTTTTGTTTTATCGCATTCTTCCACCTTGCAACGGTGTTCTGCTGCACCTTTTTCATTACCGTCTAACTCTAGGGCTTTTTGTTTAAATAATCGGATGACTTCTTCTTTGTGTTCTGCCGGCACGTAAGCTAACGCATGCCAGTGTGGCGTACCGTCTTTGTGCGGCTCTGCCACTCGCATACCATAAAATTTAATATCACGTTTTGCTAACAAAGCACGGAATTGTTGCCACACTTTGTTTAGATAGTTTTGCGTATCTCGTGGATTAACTCCCGACCATTTTTTGTTGCTGTTTCCTGCGTGGAATGATGATGGCGCAGTGAGGGTTAAAAATAAGGCTTCATTGTTATTTTCTTCTGCCCATTCTTCCAAGCCACGCAAGCGCACCATCATTTCATTACGACGTAATGCGGGGTTAGATGATGATTTCAAGAACATATCGAAAAGTTCGACCTGTTCTTCGGGATTGTCGATGTTTTCAATTATCATGGCGCGCAAGTAATCGTGATTCTTGCGTTGTTGCAGTTGCCATTCTTGGAAACTTTGATTGGAGATATAACTGGCGGCGTTGGCACGCACTTCACCGCAGGCAATGGCGATATGTTCGACCATACGTTTTTGTATGTCTCTCATTTGCTTAAACCACCATTTTTCGCAGGTTAAGCGAATTAAGGTGCTGTCGATATATTCGTCTTTGATGTATTTGTGGTTTTCGATTTTTTCCCAGTGAGGGATTTTGAAACCCGCAGAAAGGGCGATTTCACCACACCATTTATAAAGCTGATAGAAATAGCCTTGAATATCGCTCTCATTGTCGCTTTCGATGCCATTTTTTAAAAAGTGTGTGCAATCAAATTGGAATTGAGTAAATGCCGTAGAAATTTGATACGCCATCTTTTTCAATTTGCTTTCGGTAATTAAATAGAAAGGTAATTGTTTTTGCTTTTGTTGGATGCCGAACACTTGAAAACGGAATCCGCTGTAATGCAATTCGTTATAGTGTTTTGCTAATTCTTCACGTGTTGGCACCGTAGAGAACTGCACGGCTTGTTGCATTTCATTTTTAACAGATAGCAACCATTGCGGTGTATTGATGAATGCTTGTAAAAAATCTACGTTCACGTTGTATTGTGAAAAGACTTTTTGTAAACGCACATCTAACACATCGCGCAAATAATCATTGGCGTATCGGCGTTGTTTATTTCCGAGGGCAAATGCAATCGACCCATCGTCTTTTACAGAACGATAGGCCTTAATGTAAAGTTTGCGGAAATATTCGCGCTGACGTTGACGAGGCAAGCTTTCAAGTGTCTTTTCGATAAACTCAAAATCAGCGGAGTTAATCGCAAACAGCTCCAACTGTAATGGCGTGTAACAGCTTTCCTCAAACGGCAGAAAAGTGCGGTCAAATTTTTGACCGTTTTCTGCTGCTTGATGGCGCTCACATGCAACCACTGCCATGTGTGCATGTTTGGCAATGATCGTATTATCGCGTTGCTGTTCCCACATTTTGGTATTCGCTCTTTATTTTTATGAATTAATTTCATTCTAAATTTATTTAGATGAATTTGATTAATGAAACTAGATAAAAAAAGTGTTTATGCCTGCGCATAAGTGGCTTGAATTTCGGTGATGCGTTTTACTTCTGCGTAGATTTCTTCTAATTTTTTGGCGACGTCAGATAGCGCATTTATATCATCCCCCATCAATTCACAAAGAATGAGCGTATCAACCACCTTGAATAAGTCTTTACAAACTTTCCCGCCAACTCGTTCATAAGTGCCATTTTCTTGTAGTTCAATTTTGTAAATAATGTACTTCTCTGTTTCGCTTAACTTAATGCTGTAGCGATTTGATAATTCGATAAAATGTTCTTGCATAATAAAATCTCCTTAATGAGCCAGCTCTTCGGCTTTCTTGGTTAAATACCCTACGTTATCTAATGCAATTACCATCTTGTGATAGATGGCACTTGCGGCAACTTCGTTTTGTTGTCTTTTAAACAACTCCCATTTTGTGCGATAAATCCAATATTTGTTTCGCCACTTTTTAGCCGCTTTCAAGCAGTTTGCAGTACTTGGTTTGTTTTCCATTATTGCCCCCTTGTGTGTGGGTCGATATCATAAAAATCAGCAAGGCGAATAGATTGCGGGAAACTTCGGCGTAACTCAGTCAAATCCCTTAATCCTCTCGCTAATTTACTAATACCTTTATCGTTATAATGACAAAGTTTATCGCCGCTCAAATCAGGGCGGATGTAATCTTCTGATGGCTCAATATCAGCGACTGCCTTAAGCATTTCTCGTCTTTGAACAGTTAAATAGTTAAAAGCTCGCTCGACAGGATATTGGCTTAATTCCATTTGATGCATCACATCTTCGCTATTTTTAGCTTGCAGCAATGGCACACCTTGTTCTTTATGCCATTGTTCGATTGCACTGATTTTATCTGTCACATACATTGCCAAGCCCTCACTTTTTTATTTGCTTTTTTTGTTGTATGCTTGCCCTAAAATAAATAAACGGTTACTTAATTTAAGGATTTCACATGGCGAACGATCTGATTGAAAAAACAATTGAAGATATGCAAGCACATATTTATCAGCAGCATTTACAACTGGCACTTCAAGAACGCGTGATGGGTTGCTTGTTGCGTGGACTTTCTCGCCACCCTGATTTACTTGATGATGTGGAGAACGAGCTTCACATGCTGATTGATTCAACGTCTCAAATATCGCCCGAATTGCTTGATGTGCTTGTGCCTTTTGTTGAGCGTTTGGCGAAACGGAACTAGATTGTTTAATTACAGCCGAAATTTCTTTGGTTTGTTCAATGGTGATTTCGCCTTTTTCGACTTTTTCTTGAACAAAGAATTTTAATGTTGATGTTTTAGTCATTGTCTTCCCCTTCTAACTAAAATCTTTTGGAAACTGACCGCACTTTTTTAGTGCGGTTTTTTATGCTTGCATTGCAGCTTCTTTAGCGAGCGCCACCATGTTGATTAATACGGTGCCTTTCTTCCCCTCTTTTTCTAAAATTGGCAGTTTGCCCGCCGCTCTTAAATTTTTCACTGTGCTGTGTGAAACCCCAGTAATTTCAGCGAATTTCTTCATGGTTACGTAAGGTGCAACCACCTGTATATTTATACAAATTGCATTTTGACTGGTCATTGCTTAAACTCCTTCTTGGTTAAATAAGGTTAAATATGATTTATGTCTCATTTGCGTAATTATAATATTATGGCTCATTTGCGTATGTCAATATGAATTTATGTCTCAAATTATGAATAAAATAGAATTTATTGGCGGGAAGGATGTTATAGACCGCATTCAAAAAGCATATGGATTTGCAAAAAGAAAAGACTTAGGTGAATACCTTGGAATCTCTGCAAGTACCTTTAGCACTTGGGTTTCTCGTGATTTTTTCCCTGCTGAATTGGTGATTCGTTGCGTCTCTGAAACAGGGGCTAGGTTGAACTATGTCGCCTTTGGAGAAGAGCCGATTTTTGATAAATCAGATGACTTGAAATATTTTAATGCGATTCGCCTAGAAAATGGAAAATCTTTCATAATAGAAAATAAACCCTTTCTTTTGCCATATTTACCGAATTTAGACTGCCGTGAAAGTTATGACAAAGTGTTTTGTATTAATGAAGACAATCACACCTATTTTGCGACTAGCGATTACGGCAATTTAGTGGATGGTGAATACTTCGTCATCGTTGAAAACTCTCATCTTATCCGTTATATCACCGTGTTACCTGCAGGGAAAATCCGTGTAGACGGCGGCAAATTCAGTTTTGAATGTGAATTGAGTGATATTGATGTGGTGGGGAAAGTGATTTTGAAGATGGAGAAAATGTGATGAAAAGATTGATTGGATTGACCTTTCTATTATTTTCCTCGCCTATCCTTGCCGGCACGATTGAATCTGGTGATTATCAGCCATTTGGTGTTATTGCTGATGATTATTCAATGAATGATAAGCCCGCGTTTAGTTTTTCTTTTGGTAAATCTAAAAATCAGTTTTTCTCATTCACGGCGCAATGTTCCATTTTTGACAAAAAGAGTAGTAAAACATCAACAAAGAGTAAGAGCATTTATGATATTTCGCTTGAATATCATAATGGCGTAACTAAACAATATATGATCAGCGAATCAAAATTTGATACTTACGTGAATTTAGACGTGTTTATCAAAGATAAAACATTCACGTTTGTTATTGATGGCCAACTCTATGACACATCATCAAATAGCCTTTACACAGTGCGCCCGCAAAGTGTTGTACTTAATGCAAAAGAAATGCGTGAAATTCGCGACGGGTGTATAAAACGGTAAACAACTTGTGAGAGTTTTTAATCATGATTTCTGTTCTTTTCGCCTTTCTCATTGTTTTGTCTTTTTCTATCGGCGGTTTGATTGGTTTTCTTGCCGGAAACGGTGTACTTTTGGTTAAGTTTGATTTAGCAACATGGGTTGGAGCGTTATCAACTCTACTGGGTGCCATAGCAACAGTTGGTGCACTATATGTTGCGAAGCGCGGAATGAATACGTGGAAAGAACAACAAGCCCTAAATATTGAAGAAAAACTATTAGTAAATATAAATCAGTTGCATGTCAATACCTATATTTTTATATCAATGTTGAATAATAAAGAAGCTAAATTAGATCAAACTGATTTATTTTTATTTAATGATTTATTAATGTCAGTAATGAAAATAAAAACATTTTGTAGAATCTATCAAGCTGTAGTTGCTGATGTGAGTGATAAGATATTAGAAAAATTAAACAATCTTCAAGAGTTATTGATAAAAATTAGAAATAATTTAATTAAAGATAAGTCTGCAAACACAGTAACCTCAATAAAAAATGACATCAAATATTGTAGGGAAATCATACAAGATATTGAAGAATTAGTAATTCAGATAACTAACAAAAATAACTTTTAGATAATTAATTTTAACAATGGCTGTTCGTAAAGACACTAAAAACGGAAAATGGCTTGCGGAAGTTTATGTAAACGGCAAGCGGTCGCGTAAGTGGTTTTTAACTAAAGGCGATGCGCTACGTTTTTACAATCAAGCCAAAGAACAAACGACAACTGCGGTTGATTCTGTACAAGTTTTAGAATCAAACGATTTGCCCGCGCTAAGTTTTTACGTGCAAGAATGGTTTGACGTGCATGGCAAAACGCTGTCTGATGGTGAGGCACGTTTAGCCAAATTGAAAAACTTATGCGCAAACTTGGGCGACCCGCCCGCGAATGAGTTTAATGCAGAAATCTTTGCCGACTACCGCAAACGCCGCCTTGATGGTGACTTTTCTTTAAATAAGAATAAGCCCCCGAAAGAAGCCACGGTAAACCGTGAACACGCTTACTTGCGGGCAGTTTTTAACGAATTGAAATCATTACGGAAGTGGACTGCTCAAAATCCCCTTGATGGCGTTCGTTTATTTAAAGAGCGCGACACCGAACTTGCTTTTCTGTATGAGCGTGATATTTACCGCCTATTGCTTGAATGTGATAACTCACGCAACCCAGACTTGGGCTTAATTGTTCGAATTTGCTTGGCAACCGGTGCACGTTGGAGTGAGGCGGAAACGCTAACCCAATCACAAGTAATGCCATACAAAATCACGTTCGTAAATACGAAATCAAAGAAAAATCGAACTGTACCTATCAGCAAAGAATTATTCGACATGCTGCCGAAAAAGCGTGGCAGATTATTCAATGATGCTTATGAATCCTTTGAAAATGCCGTTACTCGTGCAGAAATTGAATTACCGAAAGGACAACTTACCCACGTGCTACGCCACACTTTCGCCAGTCATTTTATGATGAACGGCGGGAATATTTTAGTGTTGAAAGAAATTCTAGGACACTCAACCATTGAAATGACTATGCGTTATGCACACTTCGCCCCATCGCATTTAGAAAGTGCGGTTAAATTCAATCCTCTTTTCAATCCCGCGCAATAAAGGGATTCATTTTTAAAGAATCCCTTGTACTTTTCCTATTTTTTAGTGGCGATTAACTGGCGACATCATTTTATATTTACCTTTATATACTCTTATTTACTCTTACAACGCTTTGAAATTAAAGTAAATTATTGTTTTTAAAAGGCTTGTTATGGGATTTAAAATCCCTCGCCTTTCG